CAGGGATAGCATCAACTACTTTACCTAATTCAGCAATAACGTTAGAAGCAGTAACAGTAGTACCAACTACATCTACAACAGTAGAATCAGCAGTAGCTAAAGTAACAAATCCATCAAATTGACCAGCAGTAGCGTTAGCACCTCTCCATATTGAAATTTCATTGTTCTCAGCAGCTTTAGCAGCAACGTGAGCTAATAAGAAATCTTGGAAAGAAGGAGGTAAGTTATCAAATGCAGAGTATCCCATTTCGATAGCTTCCCAATCAGAACGGAAATCTTTTTTACAAAGTTGTAAGTTAATTTGAAATTCCTCAGGTTGTAAAATTCTTTCAGTTAAAGTTACAGTAGAAGTAGCATCAAAATCACAAGTAGCATTTTTAACTAAATCATTAGTTGCTAATTTTTTGATAACTTCTTTGTATTTAACATTTGGTTTTACTTCAATACCACCGTTTTCGATAGTAGAAGCAGACAATAAAGCTGCAGAGATATATTTTCCTGCAAACTCTCCTGCGTAAGTAGTAGTAATACTAGTTGTAGTAGCCATTTTTAATTATTTAAAGTTTGAAATTTTGTTTAATACAGAATCAAAAGTAGTTTTAGTTCTGTTTTGAGCGTAAAGGTTTACATCTCTTTTAGTTGTAGCATCAGGATTGTGAGTTAAAGGTTCAGCTGATAATTCAACTACCTCTACTTCTTTAGCAGATGCTAATTCAGTTTTTAAAGCTTCAATCTCTGCTCTTAAAGCATCTACATTTTCTTTTGAAAAATGTGATTCTCTAATAGTAGACTCAATTACTTTTTTAGGTGTAGCAGTTTCTGCAGCCATTTCTTCCTCGGCAGGAGTTGCAACCTCTTCCTCATTTTCAGGCATTTCTTCCTCAGCAGATTCAATAGCAGCAATAATACCCTCTTCATCTACTTTTAAAATAGTACCATCTTCTAGCTTGTACTCTCCAACAGGTAATGCAACTCTATCCTCTTCATTTACGATGAAAACACTTGCACCTGCTTCAAATACTTCTGCTTCGATAATAGTACCATTGTCTAAAGCCATTTGAGCGAGTTTTACCTCCATACCCAATAAGGTTTTAATTTGGTTAATTACGTTTGACATATTTATTTAATTTAGTTAAAATCTTTTTGCGTATTCAGCAGAATCTGTAGCCATAACTGCTACTTCTTTTTTCCACTCTTCCCAAGCATTCATAGTGTTTCTAGCATCTTGTACTACTGGAGTGTTAGCTGCATCTAAACCTAATTCTTTAGCCGCTGATTCAATTTCTCTAATCATTGTCCATAGGTTTGCAGATAAAGGCATACCTGATTTTGCACTAGCAGAAAATTCATTAAATTTTTTAGCTAAAGCTGCTGCTTCGCTTTTTAATTTGTTTAATTGGTCTTGGTATTTTTGACCTGCTGCTAAATCTTTTGTTACTTTAGCTGAAGCAGATTGTAATTCTTTAATACTTGCTAACTCAACTTTTTGTGTAGCCAAGTCAGTTTTAAATAATTTGTTCCCTACGGATTTTAACGTACTCATTGGATTTTTGTTTTAAAATTAATATTATAGATTATTGTTATATTTTTATCATTAACCATTGACAGAAACTATTGTTCTAGTTCCATCTACATTAGTTATTGTAGGCTCTTCATTTTGACCTACTAATGCACCTACTCCTTGTGCTTGCAAATCTCCATTACAACATTCTTTTTTATAGGTTCCATCTTTACATAGACAACCTCTTTTGCCACCTTGTGGACTTGTTTTACTTTTTGTAGCTTTCATTATTTAATATTTGTGGTTTTGATTTCTTTGAATAAAATAAATTACATCGTAAATACTACCTGAGTGACTTGGTAACATTTTAACACTTAAGCCATTTGTTACTACATCTTCATCAGCATAATATTGAAACGTTTTTGCGTAAGTATGTTCTACATTATTACCTTTAGGAAAAGTAATAGTATCGCTAACTCTTTCATAAGGTGTGCCATTACCTCCCTCTAAATATAATTCTATATATCCATTAGCACTACTTATTTTAGCTTTAAATGCTATTGTAACAATATACACATCTGCATCAAATTCTGCTTTTAGTTTATCACTAGCATAAAATTCAATATCTGAATGTATATGTGTATCTATTACATTACCTTTATTATTTGGTACAGTAAAAGCACTAGCTGTAAATGAATAAGGAGAAACAGAAGTATATTGTGTATCATCATATCTAGCCCAACCTAAACCCATTTTGTCAGATTGCGGTGGATATACTCTTACCTGTTCGTTATTAAAGCCCATAAATAAAGCTTCATTAGTAACTAACATAGCCCCTTGTTCGATATTTACACTATCTACTTCAGTTTGATTAGCTTCTTGTACGTGCACTTTATAAGCTGTATTTATAGTTGTAGCCATTATACGTTTTTAAGTATTTCTTTTATTTTAGATATTAACTCTTCTTCTTCGGTTACTTCTTTGCTTAATTCTTTTTTCTTTTCTAGCTTATCGGCAAAATATCCTTCAAGTGAAAAACCCTTAACCTTTCCTGTTTTTACAAAGTCATTCCAAATTTCATCATTATCAACTTTAACAGATGCCATCCAAGTACCTACTGGTACATTCAAATTATAGATAGCACTTTTATCTTTTTGTAAGTCCTCAACAATCCAACTCTCAACAACAGTTAAACCCTCAATAGCTTTTTGATGCTCTAGTGTAGAGTTACCTTGATTACCTTTCTTTAAAAACAATTGAGACGCTTTTACTACAGTATCTTTTGAAAAGTATATGTAATACTCATCCTCTCCATTTCGTCTATAAATAGGCTTCTCAGGAATTAATACTGCACCCATTAAAATACGTTTCTCTTTTGATACTTCAGCTAGCTTAACCTCTTCAGATTTTAAAGCAACAAAATCGGATTCAATGGCTGGAGTAGCTACTACACTGATAGCTTCTACACCGCTCATTTCATCCTTATCATCTATAATTAATTCTATTAAATTCATTTGTTTTTATTTTAAAAATTAATATTTATTTTTTTTGTTTTTATAAACTTGCATTATTTACAATCGCTCTATCTAAAGCAGCCTGAGTAGTTACATCATTAGCTACCACATAAGACTTAACAGGTTGTTGACTTCCTAGAGTAGCAGCAATTTGATTTACACCACTATTACCAATTACATTAAAGTTTGGAGCAGGAGCAGCAGCACCACCAATACCTCCTAAAGATGGAACAGAACCACCACCTCCCCCTGATGGAGTTTTAACAGATAGAATTTTCTTTACAGCTAACAATCCACTTGCTCCTGTAACGATAGCTTGAGCAATAGCATAACCTGGAATAGGAACACCAGAAAAGGCTTTTAATTGACCTGCAATAGCAGCGTAAGTAGATATAGTTGCAGCAGCTACAGCAGCTACTTTTCCTGCAGCAGTACTTTCACCTAACTCACTTGCAGCCATACTCAAACCACTTGAAATAGCATTTAACATAGCTAATTTAGCTTCTTTCTCTTTATCATCAATAGCCATTCTAGCCTCAGAATATTGCTTTAAAATAGCATTTCTTTGCTCCTCAGATAATGCTGTGTTTTCTAACAATAACCTTTCTTGCTCTGCTAATGCTAATCTTCTAGTTTCAAAAGTTAAAGCCTCATTATCAATTAGTAATTGTTGTCTTTCAACTTCTTTATTTCTTTTGTTTTCTGCAATAGCATCCTCAGCTAAAATAATTTGTTGGTCTAACTCTTGTTTCTTTAATGCGTATTCGTTTTCAGCATCTACCTTTGCCTGTGTTCCTGCATTAGCTGAATCAATTACATTTTGTAATCTTTCTAACTCTAACTTTTTATTTTGCTCTAAAGCATCCTTTTTGGCTTGTAGTTGTAGCTCTTCATTCTTAACTCTTTCTGCTGCAAAATTCTTTTCATTAATAGCTAACTCAGTTTCTACTTCCTGTTTAGTTTTAGTTAAATCTATTAACTCTTTGTTTAATGCTAAATCATTTGCTTTTTGCTCAGAACGTAAACCCTCAATTTGTGCTAATACTCCCTCTCTATTTGCTAAAGCATTTGTTAAGGCTACCTGATTTTCTATACTTTTGTTTTGTGATAGTGTAGATTGTGCTGCAGCTATTTGTGCATCAGCTTGCCCAAGCATTGCCTGTTGTTGGCTTTCTAAAACTCTCTTTAAATCGTTATTAGCTTTTATTCTATCCTCAACACTATTACGCTCTTCATCTCTAACTTGTCGTAATTTCTCAGCTTGTCTATCGTATTGCTCTACTAATCTAGCCTGATTAGCTTCTGCTAACTTTGCTGTGTTTTGTAGTTGTACATTTGCCTTTGCTTGCTCATAAGCACCTGCTACAGATATTTTAGAAATACCATCTATACTACCCTCAACTACAGATGCAACCTCTCCTGCTGCTTTACCTATGTTATCATAGACTTGCTTACCTGCTGCTACTGCATTATTACCTACATCTTTTAAGGCTGTTTTAGTTTCGTCAATTCTTTTTGTTAATGCTTTAATTGTTTTTGGGTCACCATCTCCAAATAAAGACTCCTCCCAAGCTAATCTAACCTCATCTATAGTTAATTTAATGCCATAGAACGCTAATTTTAATGGAGTTAAACCTAAAGTAAGTAAACCACCTATAGTCTTTTTTAAACCCTCAAAACCATTAGAAGATTGACCAACTTTTTCTATAACAGAAACAATAACATTTGTAACCTGAGAGAATACATTTGCTACAGTACCCATAACAGCAGCAAAAGTATCAGCTACTTTTTGGTTACCCATAAATACATCTTTCAAAGTACTTAATGCACCGATAATTAAACCGATACCCATAGCTTTAATAGCTAAACCTACACCTTTAAAACCCTCAGATAGTGATTTAGTAGATTTTTCTGTAGACTCTACACCTGTTTCAATATTTTTTATTGACTTGGTTGCTGATTTTCCTAAATCTTTAAACCCATCTATTAATTTGTCTACATCCTTTTCTGCTGCTGATGCATTTACATCAATCTCTATTGTCTTTTTAATTGCCATTTTATTGCTTGTTTAAGTTCCTTAAAGTTCTCAGGTTGTTTGTATTTTCCTTTTGCTATAGCTATAGCTTCTGATTCGTTACCTTTTAATAATGGTAACATTTCTAAAATATGTTTAAGCATTTTGTGTTATGTAAATTACG